TCGCCCATCCTCACCTTGCATCAACGCTGGAACAGCTAGCTAAGTAGTCATGGCACAGCAAAAATTAGGACGGAAGGATTACTCCATCGCTGTTAAGACAGGGACGGATGCTAATAAGACGAAGTTTGCAAAGGAAGCGACAAAAGGAGAATTGTACTTAGCGACTGATACTTTTAAAATTTATGTAGCGATTACAAGTGCTGGAGCTTCTGACTCAACACTTAAATCGGTCGCACTTAGCTAGTGATCTACACCGCCATAATAGTATTGGCGATATGCCTGACCGGGTGCAGTTTGCGCTCTGTCTACCCAACCCTTGGCGGTATAGCTGGAGGTGGAGTAGGTAGTCTAGGTGGCCCAGGCACTGCGGCATTAGGTGCTGGTGCTGGAGTCCTAGCTGGTGAGGCATTAAAGAACAAAGATGCACTAATCGAAGCAGAAGAAAAGCTTGATTTACTTACACACGGAGATGTGAGTGAGTTAGTGGCAAAGGGCATGGAGAGTCACAAGACAGGCTTTGATGCATTCACATCGTACATAAAGAAGATCCTTATTGGAGCGGCCATCCTCCTCGGTGGCTACCTTGCAATTCCAATCTTCGTAGCAAAAAGAACCGCCCGGCAATGCTCGCAAACCGAAGCAATTAAACATCAGACTCGCGCACCATTTCCTGTAAAACCACCCTCCCGTGAAAAATCTTAAATTATTAGCAGATCAATTCTCAACTCTTTCAAAGAAAGCAAAGATGTTTACTGTTTTAGCTGGCTTGGTCATTGGCATTATAATCCTTGATTGGCTTTTCTAATGGACCGAACTGCACTAGCCGGAGCCGGTGGATCGCTTGCTAGTATAAGCGGATCTTTCCATGAACTAATCGGTATTATTGCCGGTGGAATGACGATTATTTACATGGCGGTCAAGATTTACCAAGAGGTGAAGAAGAAGTGAGCCGGTATCGATCATACGGAAAGCTTGACGATCCATTCACATCGGAGGGGGATACCTTCTTTTTGCGGATGAATGCCCGTCTGCGCCCCAACCAGTTAAAGCCTGGTGAGGTAGCATTGTCGAAGAATGGTCGAATGAATAAGGATGGAACTTGGCAGACTCGGAAGGGGCTTTCTACTCTGTTCGGCTCAATTACATCGGGGACAAATGCGATCCGATTGCCTTACATTATTTTATCGGCCCAACGGCAGAGCAATGTAGTAACCTTAATTTTAAGCACTACACCTTCGCTTTCTTTTATACCTGGTGAAGATTTCCACATCGATGACCTAGATGCATCAGTCGATGGCACTCGCACTTTAGCATCGGTTAATTTTACGACTAAGACTCTGACTTTTGCAAACAGCGGAGCGGATACCACTTTTACCATTAAAGGCGAGAATGTGGGAAATACTTCTGTGGTAAGTTCGGGGACGGCCATTGGTACAACTTTAAATTTTACCCTGAACGATAACGGGGTAAACGAAGTATTCGGATCGGCAGTCTTTTCAGATGCCACATCAAATAACGATGATTATATTTTTACCGCTACTGATACCACCTGTATCATTCTTCGTCTGAAAGATTCTGCACTTTTTAAGTGTCGGTATGAGGCGGGTGGGGAATCAGTCGATGGACCGGTTCAATTGACTCAGGGACTCGGGAAGATGTATATCTTTAGGACTCGTCAGACAACTCTCGAGGCCAGTCCCGAGGTTCAGCGAGTGGATATCTCATCTGCATCACAAAGTGGTCAGACAATAACAGTAAATGCCACGGCACATGGCCGCTCGGCTAATGATTATGTTACTTTAACCGGTCTAGGAAATTGGACTAATAATCCAAATGACTGTTACCAGGTGGCAACTGCATCCACAAATCAGTTTACAGTCACAATGGCAACGAGCCAAAATACGACCTTTAATGTTTCCGGCGCACAGGTTGAATTTTTCTTAGACTTCACTAAAGTCGCAAATGGTACTTATACCGCACCGCTCTACCTGACTGATACCACAACAGTCGCACAGGACGGAGTGGTAACGATGGATATAAATTCTCACGGCCTGTCCGCTGGCGATGACTTAACCATCCAGTCAGGTACAAGCCCATTTGACTTATTTGCCGATCAAAAAGTAAGAGTTACGGGGGCACCCACAGTCAATCAATTTACTTTTAACTTAGAAGTCGCTAATGTATCCCTCGGAGATTCCAAGACTTTAACAGTTAATAAACCCCTAGCAGTCGGAAAAGGCTACATCCACCAACCCGCCGCACCTTGGGGAATCGTTCACGAACGAAGGCTTTGGATGCCTTACTGGTACACCTCGGCTACCACTCCAGCGGACCGAGGAATAAGGGATGAGATTGTAGCATCTGACATTATGGATTTCGATACCGTGGATGTAATCGGCAATCAGTTTAGACCATCTGCCGGGCAAAGCGATTACTTGGTCCAGCTTACTCCATTCACTAAGGATTCGCTCGTAGTATTTAATCGAAAATCGATCCATCTAATGAGTGGGATAAGCGGATCTCTTGCCGATGTTTCGACCAATGTGGTAACCACAGAAATCGGATGCTCGGCAAGGAAGTCAGTGGTCCAAGTGGCAAATCAAATAATGTTTCTATCCGACCAAGGTATTTATGCGGTCGAGTTCCTCGATGAATATAATTTACGGGGAACAGGCACTCCAATCTCGGAAACCATCCAGCCCTTTATCGACCGAATTAATCAGGATTATGTTCATCTATCTTGCGGAGTTTACTTCGATAATCGTTACTGGCTGGCGTTACCGCTAGACATTGCGCCAGGGAGCGGAGATGCAACTAAACTCAACACTATAATTGTGTACAGCTTTCTTAACGGAGGCTTTGAAAGCATCGACACAGTTAATTCAACCGAGTTTGCGATCCGTGAATTAATAGTCGGCAAAGAAGGTTCTCAGAATGCTTTATATCTTACCACAGAAGAAGGGGGCATCCACAAAGTCGATGGAGCAGATGGAGGGGATGTGGTAAGTATGTCCGCCGGTCAGGCGGTTCCCGAAACAATAGCAGTCGTTTCTCAATGCACCACCCGACAATATGATGCCGATACTGCCGATAGGAAAATGTTTTCCCGTTCCGAGCTACATATAAAAAGCTCAGATCAAGGACTTTCCGATGGCGATATTAGTTTTATAACTGAAGACCCCGACTCTACATCCACGGCCACATCAATATCCACTTTACTGGGCAGTACATTACCGGCAAACGAGGATTCCTCCATTCGACTGGGAGTAAGAAAAAGAGGATTCGGAATACAGACAGACTTTAAGCCCACAGCGGGCAGACCATTTTTACGGGCAGTTAAGATAGATGCCCGAGTAACAGACAGAAGCACGACATCCATTTCATAGGAGAAACATATGGCAGTATTATCAACAGGACAGAGTTTTGCGAGTGGCGATCAAGTCACCGCACAGAAATTAATTGATATTGTCGGCCAAGCGTATTTTACCTCGGCGGCAGATACGACTGACAATTCGACACTTACTTTAGGTTCGAGTAAATTAAAAGTTAAGGATGCTGGAATCACAGCGACCCAGTTGGCCACGGATTCCGTCATCACCGCAAAGATTCAAGATGGAGCAGTAACAGCCGCAAAACTTGATAGTGCGGCAGTAAGTGTCCTTATGCCAACTGGTTCGCTCATGCCATATGCTGGGACATCCGCTCCGACTGGTTATTTACTTTGCGATGGTGCGGCAATCTCAAGGACAACTTACGCAACTTTGTTTGCTTTAGTCGGTACAACTTACGGATCGGGAGATGGTTCATCGACTTTTAATATCCCCGACCTTCGAGGCCGAGTAATTGCTGGACAGGATGATATGGGCGGAGCATCTGCTAATCGATTAACCGGTTTAACTGGTGGAGTTGATGGAGATGTTTTAGGCGGATCAGGTGGAGCAGAAACGCACACCCTAAGCACCGCAGAAATGCCCGCCCATAGTCATAATTTACCTGTCGATCTTGGAGGATTTTTAAATATCAAAAGTTTAACCGGACCGTCCGGTTCGGATCAAAGCTACGATGGCTCGGTCGATTCCGCTACAAAAGGCGGAGGCGGAGCCCACAACAATGTTCAGCCGACCATCATTTTAAATTACATAATAAAGACTTAATATGGAATTCATAAAAAAATTAATCGGGCCATCAGAAGAGCAAATTGCAGAAGAAGCAGAGATGCGTTTAAATCTAGTACAACAGGCCCAAATAGCTCCCCAGCAAGTAACTCGCTCAAAAGACCCGCTTTCCCCCCAATACGG